TCTACCGTCAGTGAGATGGAATAAAAGTCGAAGGGCTAAGATTCTCAACGCTGCAATGAGTGATGACAATCTGAAGGAGTTCCTAGCAGACCCTGAGATGTCTAAGTTAGTAGAAAGTAAAAACAACTACTTCATGAGAGACCTTGAGTTTGTTAAGAAACTAATCACTGAAGACACAATAACAACTAATCAAAATACTTTCAAGTCTCTAAAGGAAATGTTAGGTGCAAGAGCAGCAGACATGAGTAAGAGATTAGATAGCATAGGTAAGGCAAAGAAAACTAGTCAAGGCAATATCCGAGAAATAGACTCTGTTGAAAAATTCAAAGAATTCATTGATAACAAGAAAATCAAAGAACTGTTAGAAGCAGTAGAACCAAGAATGGCTAAAACTAGATTTAGAGACTTCATAACAAAGGACAAGACATACAGGAAGAAACTCAAGGAAGCATCTTCAGGAACGGATGAGGAGGAAGGCGTGAACGTTCTTCTCCATGATGGTGCGAAGACTTTCGATAGTTACGAATACACTGCCCCTATATCTCCTGATAGAGTCAAGAAATATGTGAAGTATGTTCTGAATTTAAACATGAGCAATTCGGCTAAGAACAAATACATAGATTCTCCAAGTTCAAGAGGTGGTAAGAAACAACTCATGAATTTTATTTTCCACTCATCTAGAGGTCTACATCCCGCTATCGAGTTTGTTTTAGATAACAAGTCGTTCAATACTTCCGCTATGCTAAAGGGAGGTTCTGTTCGTTCATCTAACATAGACAGTTATCTCATGGACAGATTGAAAACAGGTAAAACAAGTAGAGTTGAAATTTCTGAGAGATTGAAGGCAGCATTTGATTTAGAACCAATTGGTGATGATGCAGATGTGGCTCTACCTCGTCTTGAAAGGGCTAAGAAACAAAGTAGTGCTGCATTTCTTGAAGAATTAAAGGAACTATATCCCAAGGAGATGAAGGAATTCTCTGATGCTATGGTTGAAATGCAGAGAGAAAGAAGGGGTGAGTCTAAGGAAGGAGAGACTTATTCGATGTTATTGGATGATATCAAGAGTAACAATCTTGGTGATGTTAATGATGCTCTTGGAGTTAAACTATCTAGAGAGGAATTCAATGAGCAGAAGGAGATGTTGCTGGAAATTGCCAACAGATTGATTGATGGAACTGCTTCTGAAGAAGACAAGAATAAGTTTCCAAGTGCAGTTCAAGAAACATCAGGCGAACATCCCTTCAGTGGTAGTGATTTCACTAGGTCGAATATAATGGGTATGGAAATAGGAACTAAGGCGACTCCTGCCAACATTGTCATTATTCTATCGATGTTGTCCGACTTAGTTAATGGCTCATTTTCTGATTATGAGATTGAAGATTATTTCAGCGATATCAAAGATATGGAAGAAGGTAGTTCTGAAATGGTAGAGAGAAGAGATGAGTTCTTGGATGAAGTCAGGAAAGACTACGAGAACATCAGAACAAGTTTTATTACAAGAGTAGAGGACAATATGAAATTAGTATTGTCTGAAGGAATGAAAGAAAATTTGAAATTCGATAGAGGAAGTTCAAACATGGAATATCTTGAACCATATCTATACATCAAGAAAATATTAAGGATAAGGGATTAAGATGAGTGAGGAATTTAACGCATTGATGACTGAAGGTAATCAAGGTCTTGTTCGTCTTTTAGGTAGTAGGAAGGAATCAAAGAATTATCGTAATAGTCTCAAGGCATCTGATGCCAGTCTTTTGATTAATTTTCTTGAACAGAGGGAAGTCGGAGAGAGAATATCCGTAGAATCACCGAAGGCAAAAGACATAGATGCTCCTATTCTAACTAAAGATGATGCTGGAAATATAAGACTACAATCATATCTAACTGTGTTAACTAATACTGAGGCAGGACAAAAAATACTGGATAAGATAGAATCAAAGTATGAGGGATTCACATACATACCTGAAGAATTACAGAAAGAAATGCTTCGGCAGTTCATGGACAAGTATGAGAAGAAAATGACTGGTTCAACAGGAAAAAGAGTCGGTGGCGGCACTGTTAGTAATAAGGAATTAAGAAGAGAGTTGAATAGAGGTTTGTCGATATTCACAGACAGTGCAACTAATAGAGATATTACTAGTGGTAGGTTGGATAGGGTTAAGGGTGAAAAATTAATCATAGATTCTGATGCAACTAACAGGGATAAGAAAGAAGCATTGGAAATATTTAGGAAACAACCTGACTATATGAAGGCAAAGGTAGAACCTTTCATAGAATTATTGGAGAAGGTTTTGAGGCTGGATTCCGATAAAGAAAGTTTGGAACAACCTAGTGATGTGCTTCAAGATTTGATTTCTAAAGGAGACTTAAGGCTAACAAAAAATCGAAGAAAGATATACGACTATTGGGAAGAGGTAGATGGTGAATATGAAAACCTTGCTAAGTCTCACAATAGGTTAATATCTGCATTTAAGAAGAGTTATCCGAAGACTTCAGACATTGTAGACCCTGAACTCGCTGAGTATATAGAGAAATTTACTGAGGTTTCTGCTGAACAATTAAAATATGTATTCAAATATCCTTCTACTTTGTTGACTACCGTAGATGGGAAGACTAAGACTCTTGAGATTCTAGATGAATTCTTGACTAAAACAAAGAGTCTTCCTGACTTGAGAGAAACATACCACATGAAAGAAGCAACTGGATATAGATTATCTAATGAATCAGGCGGTGGACAAGTGGCTGAGATAGACCAAAGAGCGGCTGCTGAGATGGGTGAAGAAGTTCGTGACTATGAAGCAGAACAAGAGAGAATCAAAGCGTTTGCAGAATTAGTTGACACTCAAATTATATCTTTGAGTGTAGACCCGCTTTATGCTTATGCCTATAAGATGGGTCAATCAGGATTCAATGTTTCACCTTCCATTGCAGGAGAAATGAAGAGTCTTATGAACAGAGCAAAAAAGACTGCTATCAGATTAGACTTAGACAACAGTACACTGAGAGAACTCAAAAAATACATCAATGAAATTGATATGAAAACTGTGATAAGCGAAGGTGATTTTTATCTTCCACACCAAGAGAATGTCATGGACACAGTACCCGGATATAAATCTGATAATCCTGTGAATACTAAGTACATAAGAGAATATCTAACTAATCTATCTCAGTTCATTTCAGCAGGTTCAGAATCAGAGAGACCTCTTGGAACTGGTGTTGACTTTGGGCATCGAGAACCAGCAGACCCAAAAACAGGTAAGAAATTTGAAGTCATTACAGAAGGGAAGGGAGTTTCTCTTCCATCTAAGGGTCTATTCAGAACTAAACTTCCTGAACTTGGCAAGGTCAATGTAGAGATAGAGGAAGAGAAACAGGATGGAGACGAAACCGTTACCGTTAAGGTTCAGGTTAACTTGGAAAAGGAGTTTAATAATTTATTAGATGCCGTAAAGAAATATTACTTAGAACCTGCAACATCTGATGCAAAGCCTCTTGCTAGAAAGTTTGAGTGGGTGGAAACCCAAACACTGTCCGTATTATCAAGAGGGAGAATGAAGAAAAACGCATTCATTACAATGTTAGGTTTACAGATGAGTGAAAAAAATCCGGGTGGAGTAATTTTAGATGAAGCCGATTTAAGACTTCTAATTACATTCTTGAAGAGACTTTCTACAAATGTTACTAAGCAGTCAGTTACACGATTCCTATCCTTAGCCGAAGATGCTGCTAGAGCAGTTGACGATGCGTTTGAGGGAGATGATTCTGAAGCAGTTAGTATGGAGTTTGGTAATATGGCCTACAAGATACTGAAAAAGAACAGTATAGAAACTGAAGACCTTGAGTTCGGTGTTAGTGGTAAGAAGAAATTAAAGGAATGGAGCGAAGAATATGAGAAGAAGAAAAACAACATCTTCCCATTCGCAGCATTGTACTATCACATAACATCCAGCAAAGAAAAATATTCTAAATTAGGAAGTGGCTATGTTAGCATCATCAGTGATATCAAGAACATAGAAGATAAGTTGGATGTAATTAGGAAGTCAGAACTAGAAATAAACTTCTTAAATGCACACGACAATATTAGAAAGATGATGAATAAACCCCTATACTTCGGTATAAGTTCCGTTGACAATTATGAAGATATGCAGAATACTCTATCTATTATGAAGTCTAATTTTAACACTGATTTGACTGCTATGGAAGTAGAAGGAATCGTGAAGGAACTAGATTCAATGGCGAACATAAGTCAAAAATATGGCATATCGAGAGAGGGGGTCTATTACCTCAAAGCAATACACAGGTGATAGAATGGTAAGTATTGGTTCAGGTTTGTATTCGGAAGACCAAATGCTAGACCTGTTGAAGAAGTTTCATGGTGATGGCAAAGATTGGCCTAAACCAAATGGCTTCAGACCTAGAAGCGTTTGGGGTGGTAACAAATACTCTAGTACCAACCCCGTATACTTCATGGCCTTTGATGGAGATAAGCCAGTAGGGTTTGGTGGATTTGAAGACAATGGAAAGTTCATGGTAAGTGCAGGAGTCAGTGTCCATCAAGACTATCGTGGTAAGGGGATAGCGAACAAACTCATTAGAAAGAGAAATGATAAGTATGCATCAGCGAACAAACCAGCACTTGTTGCTATGAATACTAAGACAATGGGTTCAGGAGACTGGAAGAGCAAGTGGGCAAGAACTGGTTGGGTTGACTCACCTGAAGACTCGGAGATAAGCGAGAAAGACAAAAGTGCAATTCCGTCTGAAGTGTTAGAATATCATAGAAAGAGATACGGAGATAACTGGATGTTGTATCCTGTCGGCTCTAAACCTATGGCAAAGGCTTGGTCGATTCTATACAAGGGGGATTTCTAATGAGCATGGATGATTTAGATTTCATGTCGTCTATGGATATGGAGTTATCAAAAACTTCCTTTCCATATTTCTTCAAGAATGTATTAGGAATGATGTTCCCACCGTATATGGAAGAATGGTTAGAGGGAATGGAAAAGACAGATAGAACTGTTATCATCTGTTCAAGAGACCACGGAAAGTCAGTTTTTATGCACTGTTGGGTGGTTTGGAATTTAATATTTCAAGAGCCACCATATCAGATGCTCTACATATCCTCTAACCAAAAACAGACATTAGTTCATATGAGGGAAATTGACAGATACTTCAATCATCCAGCATTAAAAAAATTCAAGCCTAGTCGTGGATGGGCAATAGGAAACATTCAGTTAACCAATGGTAATGCGATTCTAGAGCGTTCCGTTGGTTCTCAGATTCGTGGGCTTCACCCACAGGAGATTATTATTGACGACCCTTTGAAGGAGTTCAGTCTTGCTGGTATTCAGAGAGTTACTGACTGGTTCTTCGGTGATATGATTCCTACTCTGCATCACACATCCAAGTTGAGAATGATTGGAACACCATTTACTTACACTGACATATTCGCACAGTTAGAAGACAATGAAGCATACACTGTTACAAAATACCCATGTCTCAATGCATTGAATGAACCTCTTTGGCCTGAACGTTGGGATTTCGATGCTCTTATGCAAAGAAAGGCTGAGATAGGTTCTCTTAAGTTTACAAGAGAATATCTATGTGTTCCAATCTCTACTGGTACTGCACTGTTTAATCCTGAGTTTATCGAGAAATGTAAGAACAAGGAATATGTTCTGAAACTCGGAAACAGAAAAGACAAGGGTTACAGATACTATGTCGGTGTTGACCCTGCTATCTCGACTGATGGTGACTATAACGTAATCACTGTTCTAGAAGTTGATGATGAGCAGAACAAAGCAATTGTTCATGTTGACCGAGCAAAAAATATACAATTTAGGGAGAACATAGAGAAGATACGTTTGATTGGTAAAGTGTTTGAGCCGGAGGAGATTCTCTTTGAGACCAACACTTTCGCAAAGGCTTTCACTCAAGAATTGAAGAGTATGACAGATTTGAATGTCAGGGACTTCAATACTACTAGGAAGAAGAAACAGGAGATAATTCTAAATCTTCAAATGAACATTGAGAATCAGAAGATAATAATGCCTTATGGTGATAACGCAAGCCGAAGACTTACTGGGGCTTTGGTTGAGGAGTTATCCATGTTCTCAATAACCTCGTCAGGAAGATTTGAGGGAGTTGGGGCTCATGACGACTTAGTTATGAGTTTGGCACTTGCAAATGCCGCTTCACAAGGAACAGGAGAACAGTTCATTTTACTAGATGACTTGGACATCTTTGATGAACCTTCTACTGTTCGGAGTAGTGTGTCGGGGATACTCGGCTTGAATTTTTGAGGTGTAATCATGGGAGAAAAGGGAGACGAACTCAGGGAAGCAGCAGAACTCGCTGACCAAGAAGAAGCCCTCGCCGAAGAAAGAAGAAGAATCACTGACGGTATGAAAAACGCTTGGTTGTCAGAACAACCACTCTCTAGTCATACTGACATAGCGAAGAAGTTTGCAGAGGAACACAGATTAACATTAAGCGATGCACAAAAACATCTTTCTACTGATTTAAAGAAATATGAGATAGAAGGAAAAGACGTTCCAGCATTAATCAAAGAACTGAGGGATTATCGTAGGACTTTGAAAGGTCAGGAAAAAATAGCAGTAACTAAATCGATATCGAACATAATTACTTCATACTCAGACCATTTAGACAAAAGCATAGACAAAATATACTGGTTGAGAAAATATAAGCCAGCATTGAGAGACATGTCATACAACGAGGAGAAGATAATCAAACTTTCAATGGTAAAGGATGCAGATACTAGGAGAGATATAATCGATATACTTTGCAAGTATTGGGAAGATAAACTTGAGAGAAATGGTATGCCATTCAATGTTGAATATGCAAGATTGACTAAAGGAATGTCCACACACAAGAGAGACTTTAGAAATACTTTGAATAAGTATATGGTTAATATTGGACCTAAAGAAATACTGAAAAGACATATCATGAGACTTGTGTGTGAGGAACAAGGAGTTTCTTCTAGACAAATCTATGATAGGCTTCCTGCTAATATTGCTAGGAAAACTTCACCTGCTATAATTTCTAAAATGGCTAAGTCAGAGAATATAACAAACGTCAATGGTGCATTGTATAAAATGAGTGATGATATCAAGAAAGATATCTACGCTTATACTGCTGCATTCATTGATTCTGATGGGTATATTACAATGGACAAGAACCATAATCCTAGAGTCGGATTAGTTGCAACCGGAGATAGAGGCAAGGCTTTCATGTTGGAGATGAAGAAGTCTCTAGGTATAGGAAGGCTACATTTAGACCAAAAATCCCCACAAGACACTAAACCAATTAACAGACTTAATTTCTATTCACAGGCTGAAGTAACAGAACTTCTAAACAAGTGTCTGCCGCATTTCAAACTTAAGAGGAAGAATGCAGACATACTTCTAGAACTAATGAGAATGAAGAAAAGTCATAAAAAAGCCAATTGGTACAAGGCTAGGAAAGTAGAACTGTTCAAACTTATGAAATATGAGAACCATAAAGACGATAAGAACTATGATTTCGGCAAGTATGAAATTGACATTGATAGTGTTGCTAAATACTATGACAATGACAAATCAAAAGAGATGGATAAGTTGGAGTCAATACTGAAAGAAAATTCGGTAGATGATGCCATAGATGAGTTAGAAGAAATTGTAGAGGAACATGATTTAGAAGAAGAAGAGTGGGAATCTGTTGATGACGCATCTGATTATTTATTTGAACATAAAGTAAAGGATAAGGAGGAGTAAAAATGGTAGAAGAAAAGAAACCCTCGTTGTTCCAAAGATTAACTCGGAGGACAACGCCTAAACCTGAAGACAGAACGATATACAATCCGGGCATTCAAGAGAAAGATACATCTTATCTGATAACTGGCCCTGTTGTCTATCATGTAGCATTTCAATCCGTTATTACTAGAACATGTGTGACGCAGTTGAAGAATGAGATATTCAGAAGAGGCTACACTTGGGAAGAGAAATTCACTGCTCGATGTGGAGATTGTGGGAGAGAACACAAACAACCAACGTTAGAGTGTGTAGAGTGTGGTAGCACTAACTTGGTCAAACCTAATAGAGACCAACTCAAGTACATTCACAAACTCTTAGACGGTTATGTAAACAAGTCAGAGCAGTTGTTCATTGATGTTCTCAAAGAACTTGAAGATGACTTGAACATTATGGATGATGCATATCTAGTAATGGTCAAGGAATACTATGTGGATGGGAACGGAGATATTCGTATGCATCGAATCAAGGAAGTCTATCGTGGAGACCCTGTTAGTATGCACATATATGCAGATGATAATGGAGAGAGAGGACATGAAGGATATACTTGTCTGACTCACCGTGACCAAATCACGAAAGACTCTTCCGCAAGATGTGACCTATGTGGTTCTGACCTTCATCCTGTTCACTATGTAAACCGAGCAAACGGAAAGGAACAGGCATTCATTGAAGGAGAAGTTCTACACTTCAGCAAATACTCACCCTCTAGATTGTATGGTAGGTCTCCTGTCATGACATTATGGAATCACATTACCACACTGATAGCGATGGAGAATTATGTCAACTCGGCATACACCAAGGCTAGGAAGCCAAGAGGAATACTCGCAGTTCAAACTAGAAACATGGAATCCATGAAGTCGTTTTGGCGTGGGGTGAAAGAAAAAATGGAAACAGACCCACACTTCATCCCAGTTATGGGTATAGAATCAGAAGGCGGTAAAGGCTCTGTTGAATGGGTCAATTTCATGGACAGTATCAAGGAGATGGATTACATACAAGTCAAGGAAGACTTGAGAGATAGAATCTCTGCATTCTATGGAGTAAGTAAAATTTTCATGGCAGACAACTCTGCAAATGGTGGATTGAACAATGAGGGTATGCAGATACTTGTAACTAATAGAGCAGTAGAAATGGCACAGACTATTTGGAATAATTATGTATTCCCATTTATGACAGAAGAGTTTGGTATTACAGATTGGGTGCTAAAACTTCCACCATCAGAGGAAGAGGATGAAATTGCCAAACTAAGGAAGAAAGAAATCGAAGTCACAATTGCAGGTTCGATAAAGAATCTAGGGTTTGAGGTTGATATGGATGATGAAGGTAGATTTACCTACAAGAAACCTGACCCCAAACCTGAGCAACAAGGACCAGCACAAGAGGGCGAAGAACAGTTTGAGGTTGACCCGTATGCTGGAACAGACATAGATGCAAGTCAGTTAGGACAGTTACAAGAGCAACAACTGCTAGGTGCAAGCACACCACAGGAAAACCCACCTGCAACTAGAAACAAGCCTAGTAGTAGTACAGGACCGGATAAAAGATTCACAGGTCTTCCCGAAGATGCGGGTAATCAGAACGTGGATAAAAGAACAGAGAGGCGGGTAGGTTGAGCGACCTGCTTACGATAGTTAAGAAATGGAAAGAAGAAACAGAGAAGCGTAATGCAGAGACGGATAAAAGAATTAGGAAGTATTTGGAGGGAAAAGCATGACTCTTTGGTTTGAGGAATTAAAGAAAGAGAAAGATGCTTGCTACCATAAGGTCAGAAGCAGATACAAGAAGTGGCCTTCTGCTTATGCTTCAGGAGCATTAGTACAGTGCAGAAAAGTAGGTGCTAAGAATTGGGGAAACTCAGTTAAGAAAGGTGGGGATAACTTTGCTAGAGAAAAGGAAGAGGGGCTTCATGGTTGGTTTTCAAGAAGAGGTGGAGATGGTCAGAAAGGTTGGGTTTCCTGCCAGTCATGTGAAGACGATGAACCCGGAACTAAACCTTGTGGAAGAAAGGATGCATCTAAAGGAACTAAGCAACGATGTAGGCCGACATGTTCCGCTTGCAAGGATTACAAGAGAAGGAGAGGAACAAGATGAGTTGGTTCACTGTTCTGAAGAAAAGGAAGAAACATCCTGCCTTGGAGAGAGCAGGTGTTAGTGGTTTCAGTAAACCCAAAAGAACTCCTAAACATCCTAAGAAATCTCATGTAGTTGTTGTCAGAGATGGCAAGAAGGTCAAGACTATTCGATTTGGAGAACAAGGTGCTGATACAGTAACCGAGAAGAACCCAAAGGGAAAGAGAAAAAAGAAGAGGGCTTCGTTCAAGGCTCGTCATGCTAAGAACATCAAGAGAGGGAAGACCTCTGCTGCATACTGGGCAGATAAAGTAAAATGGTGATAATATGAAATGGTGGAATGTAATAAAGAATGAAATGATGGATATGGGTGGCACTACTGGCAGTGAGATAAAACCTGCAAAGGATATGGAAGAAGCAAGGGAACATCCAATTGACCCTGCTCTTGCTGAAGAAGAACAAGAAATAGACGGTGAATAAAATGACAGAAGAAAAGAAAAGTGTAAGACAATTAGAAAGAGAACTAGCGAATGCAAGAGCAGAGCAATATGCTCATCATAACAATAAATCAACTGCAAATAGAGATTTGTCAGTTGGTGGTGTAGACCCTAATACGGTTGAGAAGAAGTCGCCTAATTCGGCAGACATACCTGATGCTATCCTGCTACCTAAGAAAAGAAAACCTAAAACACCAAACAATCCTTGGGGATGATTAAGATGGATAATTCGTTCATGGATATACTTCGGAAAGAAGATGAGTCTGTGGATGAACCAAAAGTAGAAACTATCCCTCAGTTGTTAGACCGTGTTGCAGATAAAAATCTAAAAGACACTGAGGTACTAATAAGGATATTAGACATATACTCAAAGAACTCTAATTTATCAGACTCTAAAATGCGACCCATCCTAAGAAAATTCTTAGATATCTTTTCTGATAGAATAAATGACATAACATCATTAGTCAGAGGGCTATCCAAGAAAAGTGGATTTAACAAGTTAAGAAAGAAATTCGGAGGAAGATACTTTCCTGCATTTGCTAGATATACTAAGGACAAAGATGAGAAGAATGAATCTATAATTGAAATCATAAAATATAACAATAAAGATGCGGATAACCTTTACCTTATGCTTATACGAGAAATTCCGGGTCTATCGACTACTGGTGGTGGTATCAGTGAAAAGAAGTACACGGAAGTTCTGAGTTATGTAGAGGATATCGTGGATAATATAATGGATTTCAGTGAGTCAAAGGATAAGTTACAAGAAGCAATAGAAGTAGTGAAAGAGAAAGATACTGAAAAAATATCTGAGTCTTTCGAGAAAATAAGAAATAACATGTTGAACACCTTTACTGAGATGGCAATTGAGGTATCTGATTTCAAGGATGTTGCAGAAGATAAGGGATTCGATGGGCTTGAAGATGTTATAGACATGGGCTATATTGGAAGAGAAAGTAATATCTTTGACAAACTCAGTGGTAATTTAAAATTCTCAGTTGAGTATTTGGAAGTGGCTTTTTCATATGTTAGTCGAGTAGTTTCAATTCTAAGTGATATATCAATACAAGAAATTGGTTCTGATTTACAATCTTTAGTAGCAGATAATCCTTTGATTCAGGTAAACATCCCTGATGCTGAACCTGAAGATACTGAACCTAAAGTTATTGACAATAAGGTTTTAGCAATGGCAAAATTAACATTCTCTACTATGGAAAGACTAGTTGATGATATTGATGGATATACATTTAAAATACCTAATGACGATGATATAGTAGTTGACTTAGAAGAAGATAAATTGAAAGAATTCACAAAAACAAAATAAACTGAGGCATAGTAGGAGAGGATATGATGGCGTGGCAGGAGATACTGAAAGCGTCTGACTTTTTAGAGAAACTAGAACCTAAGAAAAAGAAAAAACTCAAAAAACTTCTACAAATTACTCAACCAACAAAGAACATGGGAGATGAGATGACCAAGTTGGAAAATCTGATTGAAGAACTAGAAAGTCTTGACTTAGTTAAAACAGATAAGGTTCTCACTAAGAAAGTAAAATCTTTTAGAGAAAAGAATCTAGACATACTCGCAAGTGCTGCGGAATTACGCAAGGACTATCAAACACTGTATGACCAAATCAGAAGTGTAGCGTACCCGAAGGGGGCGAAGAAGTGAAACTCAGAGTAGTTCAAGAAATAGAATGGCACAAGGGAATGAGTTTACCAATGTTAGGTGATGAAGAATGAGTTGGAAAGAGATATTAAAATCGGATGAATTTTGCGATGAATGTGGAGATAGAATTAAAGATGGAGAATCTTATCCTGTTGAGTCTATGCCCCAAGATTTTCATTCGGGCAAGAAAGGAGAAAGTGCAACCCTTTGTGAGCATTGTTATGATGAATTAGGTATACCTACTAAAGATTGGGCTAAAGACCTGAACCCTTTCTTATTTATGAACGTCAGCAGGAAACCATCAGATAAAAAGGAGTGATTTAGATGAGTTGGAAAAATACACTAAAGAAAAACCATAATGACATCTTTGGTGAAGACCCTGAAGATATGCTTGATTTCATGAATGTAACACCTAGAATGAAAGCGGAAGCAGAAAGAAGAAAGGCTAGAAGAATTTCAACTAAGGATTCAACAGGGCAGGATGAAGAAGCGGCTAAGAGAACTGAGGATAAAGAAGCAGAACTACTGGCTATGATACGAGAGCGAAACAAGGCTGCTAGAGAGAAACCAAATCAACCTGTTGAGAAACTTATAGAATGGGTAGAAGGGTGATTTAGAATGAGTTGGGAAGATATACTAAAAGCACCGCCAATAAGAAATCCTAGAGAATCAGAGTTCAATGATAATGTCAATGACAATCTATCATGGCCTGAGTACGTTGACTTATTCAAAGAGAAGGCAGACCCAATAATTGAAAGACAAGGTAGGCTGAAAATGGATTATGCAGATGTTAAACTCACTGACTTGAAAATGACAGAGAAGAAGGCTATGGAAGTAGCAAGGGAACTATACAAAGGCAAAGGCTACGGTGCAATATTCGCAGACAATGGCATACTTACATTCAAACTAAAAGGAGAAGGAAAAATATGAGTAAGAAAGAAGAAAACAATGAGATGTTATTATTGATGAAAGAACTAGTGGACAAGGTTAATGCCTTGGAGAAAGCAGTATACAACAAGGACAATATATTGATGAAGTCAGGATTTGTTGTGCGTAATACACCAACACCTTCAATATCAAACGTTGAAGTTCCCGATGGCGGTAGTTTGTCTTGGGATGAGATTCGTAAAATGACAGAAAAAATGGAGGGAAGATAATGCCGGAAAAAGTAACTAGAGAAGAAAAAATAGTAGAATTGGCTATTGAAAAAGCCAAAGAGATAATACAGGAAGCAGGACATCTTGGTAGGATAGAAAATACTGATGATGTCATGGGTGAAGAAGTCAAAGTAAAGAGACCTAAGAAAAACCCTGCTGAAGAGAAACTCCCTAAAACTAGTAATATTGAGGGTAATGCAGATTTAGTGAATGAAGGATAGAGAGAAGGTTTTGATGTATAATGAAATCTTCAGGTGTATCTTTCGAGAAAGAAACTGAGGCTCTTACTAAAAGAGTATTAGATTTTTTCGAGAGAGTTAGATACTCCTATCTTTCTGCTAAAGAAAATCCCAAAGAGTATGGGAAGAAATGGAAATCCACTATTAAAAACATTAGAGAAAACTTTGATGGGCTTGGTAAGTTTTCTGAAATACTCAAAGAAAAGATAAACGAGAAAGACCTCTTTGATGATAGAGCAGCAGACCCTGAATCAACCATTGCAAAGAAGGTCTATGAAGACGTAAAGAGAATGAGGTTTGAAACGTCTGAGGTAAGTGACCCATTTTCAAAACAACTAGGTGACAAGGTATTGGACACCTTGTTAGAAGATGAAGCAGTATTCGCTTCATTCATTCACTATGCCTTGAGAAGCCATGCTAACACACTACCAAAGAAAGCATGGGAAGAGGCTAAACTAAAGCCGGACGAGATAACACAGAACTCAATCGGTTTGGATATAGAGGTCAATGATATTCCTCTATACATCATTGAGCATTATGGTGATGATAAGGATACCAAGAGAGTCAAGGGTAAATTCGACAAAGCATTATCCTTACTCAAAGAAGTTTACCGAAGTCGATATAGCAAAGAACAGTGGGATAATCTAAAAGACTTAGATATCGCTAAATCTGATGAAGAAAAGGCAGAAGTAGATTTTTTAATACCAAATAAACCAATGTATCGTATCTTTGAACTAGAAGATATGAAGGAGATACTGGGTCTTAGTGGGGAGTATGTGGTTCAAGAAAAATATGATGGTATGCGAGTTCAGATTCACAAGTTCAATAATAAAGTCAAAATATTCTCATATAACGAGAAAGATATCACAGATAAATGTCCTGACCAAGTAGAAAAGATGGAAAACAAAGCCTTCGGTGATTGTATCCTAGATGGAGAACTAATGTTATTCGATGGTGATGAGGCTCTTCACAGAGCAGACACAATCACTCATGTCTTCAAGAAGAAACTAGATGGTGGAAAATTAAGACTGCATGTTTTTGATATAATGAGACATGAAGGTAAGGATTTGACTGATGAGCCTCTAAGAGAAAGAATCAACATCCTGCTTTATCAATTCTCACAACATTCATCTGAGCCATTAGCATTTCCTTCTAAGAAAGATACAAGAATTGCAGACTCCATGAAAGAAGTAGGTGATTATGCTGAGAAGATAATGGAGATGCCAACATCTGAAGGTGTTGTCATAAAGGATATTGAATCAACTTATTACATTGGGAAGAAAAAGAATCCAAAGTGGATTAAGTGGAAGAAGTTCGTTGACTTGGATGTAATTGTTCTAGATATGAAGAAAACTGGTAGTGGGATGTATTCTTACACAATGGGTGCAGGGCCATTGACTGCGGAAGAAAAGAGAGATATGAAATCTGTCGAATATGAAGACAAAGACTACGCCCCAGTAGGTAAGGCTCTGAATACAAAGATAGAGGTAGGCATCGGTAGCATAATACGAGTAAAGGTTGATGAGGTGAATAAAAAGAAAGGGGGATTCAGTCTTTATTCAGCCAAGTTAATCGAACTACCTGAAGTAGATGAGCCGGACAAGATTCGTACTTTAGAACAATTATCATCTAAGACTAAGAAATCACTATCAGGAATTTTAGAACCAGTTACTACACCAAAAAGCCTAGTGAATCCATTAGCAGTGGTAGCGGAATTACAGGCTAAAGATTCCAAGAAAGTAAAGAAATACCTTGTTACAGATTACATTCATGGAGAAGCAGAAATAATCTTCAAGAGTGATGTTGAGGGTTTTACTGTTTACGGTCTCAAAGGAGATAAACTAATGGAAAAGAATGCCATAGTAAATATGGAAGAAATGAAAGACCAGTTATCTAAGTTCATAAAAACTAGAAAATCCAAGTTAAGAGTCATTATAAGAAATATCATAGATGAGAATGGTTCACCTATGTCTTTTGATGACTTAGAAGAAAAACTTAGAGCAGAAGCATCGGATGCCTATGATGAGGTTTTCTCTCTTCAACCTAGAGAACTATTACAATGGATGAAGAATCAAGATGCCTATGTTGAACTATCTAGCAATAGGTTCGACAATTCACCTGAAGTTATAATAAAAGATACTGAAGATTCAGAGGCTGCTGGTAAGTTTGAAGTTAGACAAAGAGACGATGGGAACATAGACTTCATTATAGAAACTGACAAAGACAGAATGGCTTGGTTGATAGATATAGATGAACCAACAGATATCTACGACTTATTCGGTAAATCAGGCAAGTATCCTGCTAGGGTGTCTGATAAAATAGATAGCACTAAAGTTCTAGATAGTGGGGAATTAATATTCGGAGTTCAAAAACACGGCTATCACGAATATAGAATGGAAGGAGATAAATTTCAGTCACGAATACATTTCAGAGTTGTGCCTCTAAAGGAGAAGAAGTCTTGGATTGTCTTTACTGGTAAACAACAAAAGATGCTAGATAAGGATAAAAACGAAGATGTTGTTAATATTAAACACGATAAGTATCGCAACTTAGAGTTGCCTGAAGCATTAACTCCTGATGATGAATGAATCGCTTACTTGATATAGTAAGTGGTTCAGGTGTTGAGAGTGTTGTTACAACAGGAGGTTTTGATTAAGCAAGAGTCTAGTGATGGATTTACCATACTTAAGTCAGAAGAATTGACAATAGCAGGTTATGCATCAATAGAAGTAGTAGACAAGCAAAATGACTTGATTACACTTGACGCACTGGAAAAAGCAGTAGCCGAATTCATGGAAAGAAAGTCTTATCGAAACGTCATGTCAAACCATTCAAATGTTCAGGTAGGGGAGGTAGTAGAGCAATATCGAGATACTAACGGGGTATTACACAAAACAGGTGTGGACAACGTTGGGTTTTATGTAGTTATCAAAATGAGAGATGACATAGAAAAAGCAAAAGAAATCTCAAGAGGTATTAGAAAAGGAACTCTACGGTCTTTCAGTATAGGTGGACAAGCAATATCAAAGAAACAAAGAAAATCGGAGGAATACGGAGAATACAACGAGATTGACAGTCTTGAATTACATGAAGTAACAATCTGTGAAAAAGGTATTAACCCCGAAGCAAAATTCGACATATTAAAACACGAAAATGGAGGTGATAATTTGTCAGAAAAATTGGAAAATGCACTTGAGGAGTTGAATGGTCTGCTAAAGCAGGTTCAAGAAGCAACTGGTGCGATTGAAAACGAAGAAATTGTAAAAGATGATGAACACATGGAAAAAGAAATGATGGAAGAAACAACAGATGAGAAGATGGATGATGAGGAAGAGATGGCTGAGTATGCAGATGATACTGCTGAAAAGGCTCTTGACGAAGATTCCACTAGGGATTACGAGGCTGGCGAACTAGTTGTCAGTAGCGGAAGACCTACGGCTGCACCAAGGCAACTAGGACCAATAAGCAAGGGTCTAGTGTCAGCAGACTTCACTACCCTCGACTTATCTGCTGAGAACGTTGAGAAAGCATACGAGCAATATCGTGCTGAACAACTTGAGAAGTTGGCATACGACAACCTCTCAAAGCAGTTCGAGTCGAGACTTGCTGAAGAGATGGATATGAAGAAATCTCTAGCAGAGAAGGCTGAATACGATGCCCGAACTGAGGTATCTGTTCTCAAGGAAGAGTTTGCTGAACTACGCAAGGCTCTAACCGCAGAAAAAGATGAAATTCGCAAGGCTACTGAAGTAGCAATGTCAGTGCCTGAAGGCTTCCCAACTACATACGAAGATGTAGCAGGAATGTCTTGGGGAGATATACATAACCTTGCAAGGAGAGTGAATTAAGATGAGTGGATATATTAACACAATAAAAGACCTAGAAGCAGCCACATACGGATACGCTGGCCCACACGGTAACTCCGTGTTGAAGGCGGCTGGTGTCGTAGGTGGTTTCGGAACGCCCCATGATGTAACAAGCAACCCGTTTTCGGGTGCTACTGGATTGGGAGACCTATACAATGTTCTTTACGGACAGAAAGTTTGGTCAATGCTTAACCAAGAAGTTAACGCTTTGTCCATGCTTGCAAAGAGACCATACACTGCTAGTGGTTGGAGAGTTCTAAAGAGCCGACCTCAAGGTGGTTCAAGTTCTGCTTTCGCAATTGGTGCGGGAGCAACTGGAAGTGCTGCACCTGCTGCTGATAAAATCGGTGGTGTTGGTGAGAACGCTGCACTAGGAACTGATATCCCTGCAATTGCACCTGAGTATGAGAAACTATACATTAGCCCTAAGACTGTGGCTCACTTGTTCGAGTTCTCTGAACTTGGTATGGAACTTGCTGCTATCGATGATGGTGTCGGTGACATTCGTGCAATCGTAAGAGAAGACATGGGTAAGCATCACGCTGAAACACAACAGTCAATGCTTCTAATGCCTCTTCAGAGGTACAGTGACGCAAACGCTGCAAACATCGAGAGAAACTACACTTCTCTAATGAAGATAGTTTCGTCTGCTGCTGAGATTGCTGCTATGTATACTGCTAACCTACTGGCTAACAGTGCATCAGATGGTAATGGAACACAAGTAGATACTGAAGTTAAGAGACTATTCGGAACTGAGAGAACTGTCGCAGTTGCTAGTAATAGCGTCACACCTGACCCTACTGCTTCCTTCTTGGATGCAGAAGTTGACTATGGTGCAGGATATGCTTCCGGTAACGCTAGAGTTCTAACTCTAAGCCTACTTAATGACATGATTCGCAGAATCCGTCAGAATGGTGGAAACCCGAAAGTTATCCTAACTGGATACGACACTGTTCAGAAGATTGCTGACTTGCTACAAAGCCAAGAGCGATTCATGGATAGAAAGGAGATTGTTCCAACACACAACGGAGTTCGTGGTGTTAAGGGTCAAGAAGTTGGTTTCAGAGTTGCAACATACTACGATATACCAATTATCCCAACAAAGGACATGCCAGCAACAAACGGTATGGCATCCCAAGCAACTGCAATGAGTGACTTGCTCATACTAGACACAGACCATCTGTGGCTATCTGTGATGAAGCCTACTCAATACTTCGAGGATGGTATCACTAGCGGAAACCCATTCGGTGTTGGCAAACTTGGAAACCAAGGAATGTATCGAACTATGGGAGAAACCGGATGTTCGTTCTTCAAAGCACAGGGTAAAATCACCAACCTGAAGACTGCTTGATTAAGATAACAATTAAGTGATGACGTAAAGTAGTGGCCTCTGCCCGTAACAGGGCAGGGGTTACTACCAACAAAAAAAATAGGTGATTATGATGGCGAATGTTAAACTAAAAGAACACAACATAAGTGGGCCAATACTGCTAAGAAGAGCAGGGGTCTCATATGCATTAACTGCACAAGAAGATACTTTTATGCCACTTGGCATAGCAGTAGGTTTACTTGGAGATGATGCAGTGTTAGTGGAATTAAATTCAGACGATGAAAAAGAAATACTTGATGCGAGTGAGCATACTCTAGATTTAATTAGAGAAGAATTTGGGTTAGAAGGAGATGCTAAAGCAGTTCACGCAGCATTATTCCCAAAGAAATCACTAGCCGCTAAAGCGGTAAAGGCTGTGACACCAGCACCAAAGAAAGAAGAGGTAAAGGTAGAAGAGCCAGTAGAAGAACCAGTAGAAGAGCCAATAGAAGATGGTGATGCACCATTGGACATTGATTGGTCAGAACTAACAGTCAAGGAACTGAAAGTTATACTGGAAGAAAAAGGGCTTTCCACAGATGGGAAGAAAGCAGACTTGGTAGAGAGATTAAGTGCGGGGGATGAGTGATGACTACTACCTGTCAAGGGAGTGGAGTTATATCCTCTTCAACCGTAGTCGCAGGACATACATGTAAGATAATGAGTGTTCATGCGACATCAACTGCAAATGCATTATTCACTGTCAAAATTTGGGACAGTAACAATACAACTACAACGGGTAAGAAGGAGGTTGCAAGACTGCAATTACATGCAGGTGGAACTGCTCAGACTCTTGAGCAAGACCTGCATGGTGTTCTAGTGGCTAACGGTATCTATGCACAGATAGCGGCAGGAACTGGAACTGTTTCAGTACAGTTTGCTTGAGGTGCTTTCATGCCAAGTATAGATACAGATACAAGACTAATAATGACTGTTCTTTTTGTTGGGGCAGTTAGTGGAATTAACGTTTACTTCTTCTCACAATACGGAACGGCTTTCGTTTCAGCCTATGGTGCTTATCCAGTAGCCGTAATATTCGGAGTTCTAACAGTAGGTGGAATAATGATATTGAAGGCATTATTCGATTTAATACTAAACGATTACATAGAGGATTTCCTACTTCAACGACAGATTAACGCTTATTGGAACAGAAAGGCAAGAGACGAGGACAACAGAAAGAGAGTGAGGGAATCCATGAGAAACTTCCAACAACAGTTTGGAATGCCTATGGTTTACGGAGACAGTGTTCTACCTAATCTCCCACAAACTCAAGAGACACAAACTGTTAGTCCTACTTTCTTGACAGGTTTCAATGAGTGATTAATATGGTTAGTGAAATCTTATTCGGGATGGATGAATCCACTCTCGCATATGATTTACAAAGAGCCCATTCTGCTGACGTTTGGTTTCTAAGGGCTAGGTTCTATCTTTGGGGTGGCATTGCTGCCGTGACTAGTTTCTTCGTAGGACATGCTATTTCCCTTTGGGGCATTAACTTGTATGAAGTTGGTTGGCATTTTCTTACTTCCCTTTGGGGCGGCCATTAACTTCTTAATCATTTTAATGCTCTACCGTATGCGACTCACTGAAGAGGTGATAGCATGTCGGTAATGGCAGGGTTTGCAATATTAATGGTAGAAGCCATTAACAAGTTGTATAATCGTCTTCATGCTATCAACTTCGGTGTCTATGGTGCTAGTCAAGCAGGGAAAACTACACTGCATAAGCAACTCATGACTAGAGGTGAAGTTCCTGAAATAGCAAAGAGAACAGTAGGCAGACATAGGGCAAGTAGAAAATTCGTAAAGATAGATGGCGATGCACATACTGTAAAGACGGCTGATATAGGTGGTCAGACAGTATACTGGGGTGAATGGGTTAAAGATATGCGTAGTAGGCATGTGAAATACATTATATTCATGTTTGATGATAGACACTTAAGTAAACACTATGACATTGAACAACAATTGTGTTGGACTTTTTTAGTGGATACTATATGCAATAAATATTGGGAAACTGGTGGTAGAAAGAAGAAAAAACAAGACCATGATTTTCCACTAGCAGTAGGTTTGTGGGCTAACAAGTATGATTTATGGAAAGACAAGTATCCTCATGATGGTAAAATAGAGAATCATCCTATCTTTGAGTCATTTAAACCCGGCCTTCAGAAACTCAATGATGCTGGTATTCCCTGCTTCAAATACATAGTCAGTGCTAAGTCAGATTCAGAGATGGTTTATCGAGGAATCCTAACAATGATAAAAGACTACTAGTTAGTCAGCATAGACAGGCTCATAGCGTGAGCCTATCAAAAGGAGTTGAAAAAAGAATGGCAATGCAACAATTTCAGCCTCCAAGTTTAATTGGAGCAACAAATGCAACAGTAAATACAAATGGGGTTAATCCCTTCCTAGACCGCTTTACTGCGGCTAGGGCGGCTGGTCCTGTAATGGCTTATGAATACAAGGCGATGAAGCCTAAGAAGCAACTGAAAGAGATAGTAAAGGTACTAAAACCTGAGAAGAAATCCTTCCTAAAGATACCTTACTCTTTCAAGTATAACTACAAAGATAGATGTGTGATATGTGGAACGCAGAAGTTTTGGACCGCAGATGACACTAGAAGACCTCCGCTCCCACTACATAAGGTTCGTAAGGGATATCCAATGAGAGGAACTTACTGTGAGAAACATGCAGCAATACACATGCAGTATGAGATGCTAGAACAACAGATACTAGCAGAAGAACATGGTCTATCATTTAGTGCATACATCCCATCAGCCAAGAGTCTCAATCCAGTGAATCTAGTAAAGTCAGGACCACTTACAACTTTGAGGCAAGAAGACATTAATTCTCTCGCTTCAGTTGGATGGTCTATTGTTCCACCGAGAAACGAATCTGCTACCCCTGAAGAACAATTATATGCTCTAATGATAGAACAAGCAGCCATGTCTGAAAGGGTTAAGTCCTTATTGACGAAGGGTGTGGAAGTGACTGTCGAAACAACGGAGAGTGAATCATAATGGGATTATTTGGAACATCTAATGGAGCATTATCAACGCAAATGAATTCAATGAGTCAGCAGAACTTCAAATCTGTTAACAACTTATTGACTTTACAAGAGAACCATGTAGAAGAGTTCTTTCAATATCATGGAGAACAATTTCTTCGTGCATTTGAGCAATTACTAGAAGATGTAACTACTAGAGTAGTTAGTCAGATGCTAGTAAAACTACAATTTGTTTCTAATACTAATGGGGATTTGGAAATACACCCTGACTCACTATCAGAGTTCACCACTATCACACAAGAGAACATAGACTTGGATATTGTGAATCTACTGGCTACTGCCGTTAACTCGGAAGTCATCATGCAGAGAAGAATGGCAAAGCAACAATACCTAGAGTCACAAGGATTCACTTCTCCTTCACAAACTGGTGGGGGTGGGATGTCACCAGCAAATCCACAAGGCATGAATCCTGCAAATATACAAGGAAATAACATGGCAGTTGGTATGAACAATGCAATGAACCAACAGGCAATGGCTTTCAATAATCAGTCAGGATATCCTGTACCACCATCGGGCTATGACCAAATGAACAATCCATATTGGATTGACCCTGCTACTGGTCAGCCAACTTATACTCCACCACAAAGCGGTCTTGGTCTAGCACAAGGAATAGGTAAAGCCGTAGCATGGGCAAAGTGGTTGGCGTAGGTTGGGGCTAGATGAATGAGCGAGATTGTAATTATAGATGACACTCTAATCGGTTCTAAGTTAGAACGAGACTATGAATTAACTTTAGAGAATGTTAACTCATTGAGTGGCGATGCTAAGAAATTAACAGATGATTATCTAATACCCTTCTTGTTTACTGGCTTTAATGCTAATTTCCACAAAAATGATGATGTAGGTAAAGTAAAACTAAGAACTCGCAGAATACTAAGTGTAGATTCAAAAAAGTTTGATTCAGAGGAAGAGTATAAATCTTACAAAAAATACTTAGATATACTTCATGATAAAATACAAGAAATGGATGTTTTGAAAACAGTAGAACGTATAACGATTCTAAGAGACCCTACGGTTATTTTTGGTGAAATGAAGACCAAGAGAGTAAAGACAGACGAAGAATCAGCCATTACGGGAAAGGCTAAGACTGACACAGTTGAAGACACATCTAGGAACGTACTATACTCAAATCTAAAAAATAAAACATTTAGCGACCTGACTAATCCTGCTAAATTAGGCTCTAGTCTTACTGGTAACACTGAGAAAGGAATGGCCTTTAGAGGAAAGTTAGACAGAGGAGCAGAAGCGAAAGATTTGATTGACAAAGAGTTGCTGAAGAAAAAATTCACAATGCAACGTACTGGTGACACTGCAACATATACATTAGAAGTCAAGGAATATTACACAGAACTCTTCAATCAAATGGGGCTTGACCTTGAAGATAACTTTGCTACTACTAAAAGAACTAAGGAAACAAAATACCCAGTTGGAAGTTTAGAATCAACATTAAAGAGACAACTTGAGCATGTTAAAGGAAAAAACCCTAATGACGTACTTGCCTTCAAGACATCTTTCAACAACGATAAAAGAATCGAAGTTGGAGAAATAGATTCTAAGGGTGATTTTACTTATCAAATAGGAGGAATAGATGCGGGTAGAAAAAAGGCTATCTCAGAATTATTCCAAGAGAAAAAGAAAGAAGGACTTCTTGAAAGAGTTTTAGAGTCAGGTGTTTTCTTTTTCAAACCTGTTGGTGAAAACCAAAAAATAAGCATAAACGATTTACATATAGAAATTGCTTATACTCCAACGGCAAAAGACCCTAACATAAGAGTATGGCAACCCTCAGATGAATTAGATATTAAACTAATGTCTAAGAAACAATTCATACAAACTTCAGGCATGGAAGGAATGAAGCCTGTTGTTAAGATAGGAAGCATAAATAAAATGATGCGTTCCATAGACCGATATATAGCGAGGCTTTGAAGATGAGTAAACTATCCTCCCCAAGTGACTTTACCAATATTAATGCAAACTACTCACAAGGTAGAGGATTCTACACTACACACACTGATGTCTCACAGTTATTACAGATAGCAGCATTCAGTTCAAGCACTACTCCTTCTATCGCTGAAGTTGGTAATCTAATCAAAAGGGCAGAAGAAAGAGTGGATGATATTGTTGGACATTCATATCGACCAGTAATCTATCACAACGAGTTTCATAATTTTGATTACTTTAGACAAGGTGCATATCCTGTGCAGAGGTACAAGGATTATGTTGGTTTTGTTCAACTTGAAAGAGCGGATGTTCAGAAGATAGTTAGATTAGAAGTTTGGGAAGGTGCAAAGTATGTGGATTTAGCATCTGCCACTGCTAGAATAAAAGTACCAAGTGGTCCTGAAAGCGGTGCTTGGAGAATAGTATTGGGAGTTGGAGCATATGATTTTCATCTTGATAAAGGAATAGATTTCTTCGATAACTATGGACCTAAGACAACTGCCAGTCAGATAGCAGATGCAATCAATGAAGTCTTCCCACATAAAACTGCAAAGTTTACTGGTGAATCTTCTGCGAAGAACGTAACTGCTCAAGGAGCGAGTTCTGTAAATATATCTGATTTCTTCTATGCTACAACCGATAGTGAAGCGGGAGATACAGTTGTAATTTCATCTTTGCTTCTAAGCGATGATGGTTCTGCTTGCACAATAACCTCTACTGTTGGAGATGTTACTGCTTTCACTGACCATCAAGACCAAAGAAGAATGGGAGACTATTGGGTAATGGGTAAAGACGGGAAGATATTCTTTAGAAAGGAATATCCTCATCTACATTCTAATTCTATTAGGGTTGTTTATGTAACTGGTGAGTCTAGAGTTCCAGCAACCATACAAGATGCAGCGACTAAGTTGGTTGCGGCTGAAGTCATAAGACATGACGACAATTCCATCCTGATTGCCGATACAGGTTCTAACATCGACCTAAAGACAAAACATGACATTCTACTAGAGGAAGCCAATGCAATATTGAATGGTAAGAAAGATGTAATACACTTCATTATGTGATACTATGAGCGAAGAACTACGGAAATTAGATGCTCTCGAACAAAACATAAGAGAGTCTAGGGCGGTAATGAATGAGTTATCTATTCGTGGTGTCTCTCTAGGTATGTCTAAAAAGAAGATTGATGAAGAAGTCAGAGAGGCTTTAGTTTCTCATATGGAGAAAGTTATAGAAAAGAAGTTACAGAAAATGATTAGGTGATTGAATGGATGAAGTAACTTTGATTATCAGACTTCTACAAGACAATTGGAGTTCTGCTGCATCAACCTTAGTCAGTGCTGGTGAAATTACTGTAAGTCACAATGCTACTCCTAAGTTTATTGATGTTCGCTCCATAGAACCACAAGAAGGTGGAAGAGTAGACATAGATTCTGAATCAGTAATTGTTGTCTTTGAAGACAGTGCTGCGTCATCTTATCCGACCATTGATTATGCCGTTAGAAATGAAGACTTCACATTTACCCTACATTTACGAGTTTTACATAGGCGAGATATGACCAGTAACACGTTTTCGAGAGATAGATTACAGTCACTTTATCGGATTGTCAGATATATACTTGAGAACAATTCTTTTAGGCCAACTGTCTATGCAACACCCGCCGATAACACTTCGGCGGTCTTAGGAGATGCGGATTTAATACGATTAACATCGAGAAGTGAAGCGAATGATAGAGGGAAAAGACTATTGGGATACAAGATTGGAGTAGAGTTAAAGCGGTTTGCAAGAGCGACAGTGTGAGGGAAGATAGATGGTAAGTAATGAAGTGTTTGTAGGTGCTAATGCACAAGTAGGTTTTTGTCCTGAATTAGATTTGTTTTTCCCAACAGGGGATATTGATAACGCAACAAAATTGATTTTCACGTTATCCAGTGGTCAACAAGGTGACACACTATTAGTCCCTGACCTATATGCTGGATGTATGGCTAAAGTAGACCTAAACAATTCTGACGCTCAAACAGAATACAGAACAATTGTTACTAATACTGCAAATACAATAACCTTAGATGCACCTACTACTTCAAGTGGTAGTGGTACTCACAATCTAACTATAATGGCTTTTGGTGCTCCCGCCTATGCAAAGAAGTCAGGTAGCACTGCTCGTATTCAGTCTGATAACTGGGTAGGTCTAGTCAACACATTTACCCCACCAAATGTAGAGGTGGAGATGAAGCAACTCAATCTAGCAGTTGCTGGTGGTAGAAACTTCGATTACCAGTACAAGGGAGCAGAGACAGTTAGTGGTGGTTCTCTAGACCTTTCATTAAACAATGGCTCTTGGCTATACTATGCTCTAGGGAAGATAACCAACCTCTCAGTTACCGCAGGTGCTAGTGGCTCAAACTCAGGTGTTAGTGGTTCACAGAACGGAATAGGATTCACTGTTGGAACTGGTAGTAGTAGAAAGGTTGTGAGAGTAATAGGACAGAACATGTATCCTGAGATATTCGATGGCTCTGACGCTTCAGGTGAAGACATAGTAAGCCCTGCTAACGTACCATTCAATGACAACGGTGCTACATTCAGTTACACGATTGACGAAGCAGACAACGATGTTCTACCGTCCTTCGCTCTTGATGTGGTATACAGGAAGTCAGGTAGTACATCTGCTGCTTCTGCGGTAGATGCTCTTACACCAAATGAGAACATGTACTCTAGAATCTTTACAGGTTGTCAGGTAAATAGTCTAGCAATGAACTTTGAAGAAGGGCAGGAACTCAAGTCAAGCGTAGAACTAGTAACAAGAAGAGCGTTTGATGCACCTAATGGATATCTACCATTAGGCGGAAATGGGGCTGACTTGACTGCTCCATCAAACACATCAGGTGGAAGTGGAATGCACAATTACAGTGCTACCTTAACAGACAACTACCCGTTCCTATTCTCAGATGGAAGTATCACACTATTCGGTCAGTCTATGGCTAGGGTGAAGGCTGGTTCTCTAACCATTGCCAATAACCTAACCGGAGTTAGATATATTGGTAACTACAACAGGCAAACCATGTCTGCTCACATACCCGGACAGAGGACATACGAACTCAGCCTAACTATGTTAATTACTGACACTAAACTTTGGGATGAGATGAGAAGTGCCAATGAATCAACTGGAACTCTACAACTCAAATTTGAGAAAGACAGTGGTGAAAAGATAGACTTGCAATTTGCAGACTATACAATAAACTCAGTTAGTGTTCCTTTCCCTGAAGACAAGGGTGCAGTAGAAGTAGAAGTTACTGCTTCTGCTAGAACCTTGAGTTCTTGTAATTATACTGGAAAGTGGGCTATTTACAACATCGGTGGTCAGGCAACAGGTAATTAGGAGGCGTGACCAAGTAGGTAACGCTATCCGATTTTTATTCCATCAACACGTTTGTTTGTTGATTAGTTTTGTAGGTGGAAAGAAAAATGACAGAAAAAAAAATTGTAAATGATAAGAATACGCTGTTCGCAAGAGCAGCAACCGAAAGCCATCATCTCAGGGTTTCCCCTGATTCTGATGAATACCTCCAAGTTTGGGTTAAAGAACCAACTTGGTTACAGGTAGAACAGGCGTTGTCGTCTGTTATGGATGTAGATGCCCAAGGTCAAACTATGGGAATCAACCTTAACAAGATGTATCGCTTTATGGTTGAGAACTTTGTAGAAAAGACAGAGCCTCAATTAAACACTACCGACTTGATTAGACTCAACCCCTATATTGGGGCTCAACTAAAAGAAATTCTCCCTAACCCATTTTTGGATGTTATGGGGGATGATATGGGAAACGAAAACTAGTTCGGAGGGCTTTGAAGGGTGGAAAGGTAGATGCAGTTATGGGGATGAAAATCATGCTCTATACATACTGCACCGCTTTTTCGGTAGACCCAAAAAACGCATATGAAACACCAGCACACTTAATTAAAGAAATGCTGGAAATACATGGTGAAGTGAAGAAAATAGAATCGGAGGAAATGGATAAAGTAAGAAAAGGGAAGTGATTAGTTGGGAGTAAAAGACGACATTGACGAACTCAGGAAGTCCTTCAATGAAATAGACAAATCTATTCTCGATGGTGCTAAAGAATTCAGAACCCTTTCAGAATCCATAAGTAAAACAAATGCAGTTTTAGGTTCAAAGAATTGGCAAATTTTCTCAAGGTTCATTTCAGGAACTCCCCTTTGGAGAATACAAAACAGAATCAAAGCAACAGTCATGTTGTTGAATGAACTGCAATTAGCAGGTGAGAAGAGAAGAACTGAACAGGCAAAGGAACTGAAGAACTTCTCCAAACTCGCTAAACTTCAAAGAGACAACGTAGGTATACAAGATAAACTGAATTCATTAAAGGAACTAGCAGGTAAAACAGACGAGAAAAGTGTAAAAGAGTACCAAAGCCAAATGGCTGCTTTGAGAGAAACCTCTGAGTTATTTGATGGTATGGTATTCAAATTAGGAGACCAAAATGATGCCATAAAAGAAATGAGCAATCTGATAAAAAATCAAGTTGATGCAGGTAATAAACTTCAAGAACAAGCGAAAGAAACGGCGAATCTTAGAAAGAAAGAAGGAGAAGGAGAGTTTCAACATCTTGGAAGAATAATGAAATTTAAAATGAAAAGCAACAGTATGACAAAGGCATTCGCTAAATTCAAAGAAAAAACGGACAAAAAGGGTCATGCTTTCAACATGAAGACATATCAGAAAGAAATAAAACTCACTGAAAAAATGAAGAACATTGCTGCTAAGGCAGGACTAGACCCACAGGAGTTATTGCGAAAGGACGGTTCAATGAAAGACCCAACTGCTGATAGAAATACAAAGCAAGTAGTGATGAGAAGAGGTTCTTCAGGAAAGGTACTAAACCCCAAACAATTCAAAGCACTTCAGGACTTACACAAACTCGGAAAAAAACAGAATAGCAGAAGTAAAAAGTTCTACCGAATAATGTCTACACCCGTCAAGATGATGGGTGCGTTCTTCAAGAAAGTATTAGCATATCTGCTGAAGATGGTGTTATATGCAGCAGCATCTTTCATGAAAATGCTATTATTGTTAATGGTAACAATAGCCGCATTCAAAATGATTCAGCCATTCTTAGGCAATATCAAAGACGCTCTTGAAATAGGGGTTAAAGTTCTACTAGATGGATTAGCCTTGATATGGAGTGGTCTAAGTAAAATATGGGAAGGTGTAGGAGGAATGATAGATGGGATAATGAATTTAGACATTATGCAATTCCTTGAAGGACTATGGACCGTATTGGTAGGAATGGCAGAGGTACTTGCTGGATTGCTACAAGTAGTATTCGGAGCAGTCATTGCTGCTGGAATAGGTTTCATATCTAGTTTGTTTAAGAGTGGTTTTGATAAAGTAGGTGGAGGCATAAAAGGAATAGCAAGTGGGATAGTCAATGTAGCCAAAGGAGTAGCAGGAGTGATAGGTGCTATCGCACTAGTCATTGGTACTATTGGTCTACTAATTGGTGCAGCGTTTGCACTTCCTGCATTGATAGTTGCAGGTATTGCCATTCTAATTTACTTAGTTATCACCAAGTTTGAAGACCAAATTGTATGGTTTATCACTAAAATTGGTGAATTTGTTTCAACGATTAAACAATTAATTCTTGACCTTCCAAAAGGAATCGGCGATGCAATCAGAAACATTGGTGGTGGAATAAAGAAAGGAATTGGTAAAGCGTGGGGCGGTCTAAAGGGCATGGTTGGATTATCAACAGGTGGCAGGATAAAGCAAGGTGGAATGGCACTTGTTGGAGAAAAAGGACCGGAGTTAGTTACACTTCCTAGAGGGGCTCAGGTTCATTCTAATTCAAAATCTAAAGCAATGGCTTCGTCAGTTACCAATCACATCACTGTTCAAGTCACAGGTAGAGTTGGAGCAAGTGACACAGAGATACGAGATATAGCAAATAAGGTAGCGAAGGAAATCAACTCAAGAATGAATAGAACATCAACATCGGTGGTGAAATTTTAATGGGAGTAGGAGACAATTACAACAACTTTAGCGTATGGCTAGAACTACAAAGAAGGAATGAAGAAGGCGGAGATAGAGCGGTCAATAGGATACCACTATTTGTTACTGAGGTTCAGATAGCCACATCAAAGAGTGTTCCAACTATTCCCGTTCCATTTGCAAGTATAGGAACTGGAAAGTCTGAAACATTGGCTTTCGATATGGGGCTGGCAAGCAAGACAGTTAGTTTGACAGGTGTTTTCCTGAATCAAAAACTATCAAAGAACTCAGGAGAAACAATTGTTCATCCAACACTATCGCCCTTTGAGATGGCACAGTTGATTCACTCCTACGTTGATAGCAGTGCAGCACAGGATGACCAAGCAATGAACAAACTGATTATCCTAATACCTAGTAGAGTAGACACTAATTTTCTACCACACACAGATACAAGTGAGTCAGATGACATAAATGCACTTCCTCAGATACCATTCACCTTTGAAAACAGAAGATACGATGAGAAATTCAAGAGAGTGGCAAATGACTACCTGCCATCTGCTCTAGAGGTAGATGAGTCACCATTAGAGGCTTTCACAAATATGACACAAGTTGATGACTTATTAGGAATGACTGGGTTTATTCGCTCATTGAATACCACATTTAGTGGTGAACAACCGAATGAAGTTCCATTCACTCTTGACTTTGAGATAGCCACAGTATTAGCGGAGAACCCGATTAACAGTTTGTAGGGATTATTATGGCATCAACGGCACATGTAGGAGATAGTAGAGCATTGATATTTCCTGTAATGTGCAATGGATATCTACAATTGGATTACAGTGAGAATAACAATTCTAATTACAAGCACAATATATGGGGTCATAAAGATGAAGCATTTACTTTTGAGGCGATAATTTCTCCGTATGATGTCAATGGTATCGGACATAGAACAAGTGGTAAGGGAAGACTGGATAGCACTAAGACACCACCAAGCCCAAACCTATCATTAGATAATCATGCAGATGCAACTTCAAACTATGAGAGTGTGGCATACTTCGGTTCAGGTAGGAACACACATAAGATGATGTTGTTTCACAATCCTAAGTTTCAATTCTATTTGGAAAATACTACTTCATCTAACTTTAATCAACCAGCAGAATACAAATTAGTTTGCAAATTAATATCAGGAAGTAAAACCCATACAATCGAATCTGATGCAGTAATAACATCCTCAAATAGTTTGAAAGGATATTATGACCCTGAAGGATTCTATGAGAATGGGGGGTTAGTATCTGATAAGACTGAACTAAGTACAAGTGCTACTACGGCTTTTGAACAAGCAACAGTGACGATAAGTGGAAGCCTTGCTTCCTTCACTAACACTGCTGCTACATCAGCGTCTCTTGGTTCAACTACTATCACAGTAGGAACTCAGCCTACGACTGGGAATGGTTCTCTAGATACATCAGGAAGTTCTACTCCGGGTGGTTATGCTAGTGGAACTGTAACAATGAATTGGGATGGTACATTGGGTACATTCAATAGTTTCAATGTTTCAAATGCTATTACTGTTGGAACACAAATTGCGAATCACTCGGTCACAGTATACAATGATGGAACTACTCAAACTGATGCACATCGTTTTGTTATGGTAGCCTCAAGTAATATGCCTAGTGGTGCGGCGACAGGTTCGTTGATAGATGACTATCTAAATAGCGGGAGCGGAATAAGCCAAGACATTAGAACAATTATAGTTGAAAATAATGGTAATCAGGTTGATGTTGCAGATGCTCTTGCTGGTGCTATTTCAGGTGTGGGTAATAGTTTGAGAATTAATGCAAGTGCGTTGGGCAATACTAAAACCGTGACTTTAATGGCTCAGGCTCAAGGAGCAGCATACAACAATACCATAACTGTTGGTTCTAGTCTAACAGGCTCGTCTTCAGGTGCTATTACCGCTAGTGGAATGTCGGGTGGTGCAACTGCATCATCTACAAACGGAACTAAGATTAACGAGTACATCACGATAAGCATGGGTAATGCGGCTGGTAATAGTCTGATAACCAAGCGGTTCAAGTTCGTTCCTGCCACACAGACTCTGAACGGAAGTTTTGTGACTCATAGCACAGGACAAACTATGACAACTGCTAATGGTACTTCTGTTGTCAAGGTAGTGACTCATACAAGTGCCAATACAAGGGCTTCAAGACTTAGACAGGCAATCAGAAGCACTAATGGATTCGGTTCGTCAAACACTACGAGTGTTAGTAGTAATGTAGTGACGGTAATCTCACCAAACACCCATGCGTCTAGTAATCAGACGAATCAGAACATCACTGTAACTTCATCGCAATATGGTGCTGATGGTATAGTCACTATTGGTTCTAACCCATTTGATAACTTCGCAGCAGCAACTTCTGCTACTACTCCTACTGCTTATATCACGATAACAGACTCTGTTGGCAATGCAATAAAATACAAACCAAGCAAAGGACATAATGGTGAAAGCACAGGTTCAACTGGAACTGAGAACGGTGGTGTCACATACTTCCTGAATGATGCATCTAGCACAACAAATACTGCTACTAACCTGAGAACCGCAATAGCAAGTTCCAACGGTCATGGTCAATACAGTCCCGCAATAAATGCCTCTGCTTCTAGTAATGTAGTTACTGTACCTGCCACTGCTGCCACAGGTAGTCATGCACTTGCTAGAACATCGAATATGTCTTCTCAGATATCCGTATCATCTTTCAGTGGTGGTAGTGGAAATGCATTTACAGTTAGTTCAGGAGAGGCTGATGGTATTGGTGCTGGTAATCAGATATTCAACAACGCAGGGGTATTAATTGGAACAGTATTATCAGTCTCAGGAAATAACGTTACCTTATCTGCTTCTCCTGCTACTCCGATAACATCAACTCTGTATGTATCGCAACCGAGAGAAGCATTGTATATAGAACAACTAAACAAAGTGTCTTGCACTTTTGATAAGAGAAATGTTTCTATCTACATCAACAATATATTAGTTCAGAGAAAGAAACTTGACATATTTTCCTTCGAGTTTGACGGTGTAGATTGCTACATAGGGCAAGACGGCACAAACACGAATACACAGTTCATGGGTGAGTTGTATGAAGTCTCTATGCATAGGGCAATACAACCTTGTGCCACTATATCCACATTGACTCCTAATTTTAGCGATACGTTGTTCTATTATACTTTTGGTGAGTGAAATGGCTAAGACAAATGGAACTTATACCTATCCAATGTCTTCTCAGAAGGACGTTGGTGATGCTGGTTCAAATTATGATAACATAGTATCTGAGTTTAGCACTGGAACAGCGTTCAGAGATGTGACGGTTAATCCTATTCTGAAGACAACGCATGTTGATTCAGAGAACATTACCTCATCAGTTACTTCAGTACCATCAGCGATATTCACTGAAATAAGAAAAGGACCACATGATAGCAGTATCTCGAATGATTCAAACACAGGAATAGGAAACAGAATACTTCCAGTAAATACCACCCTTTCTGACTATGGAACTGCTAAGGACAACTCACCACCTTTCAAGATAAAGGTGTATGACATTAACGAAGGTAATATTGATACAAACAAGAAATTTGTTTACCATTCGACTCAAGATGCACCTGCTACTGGTGTTTTAGGAATTGATATAGATAACTATGATTATTTCATTTTACTGAATCCATCTATAATACAAGACACTAGTTCTACGACTCAGACATCTGTTAGACCACACTTTGCAAAGATAACAGGGATAACTAGTTTTGAGGAGTTTGGGGATGGGCTAGAATTCTCACCTAAGTATCCTGTACCAGTACCAAAAGGAACTCAGTTTGAAATATACAAAGGACCGCATAAAACAAATGACACGGATGTTGTGGCAGTAAGTTATGGTTTGAGGGGAGATGCCAATGCGAATACAGACAACTACGATGTTCTTAATGTCGTAAGCAAGCCTACATTCTACTTCTACAATGAAAGACTTGAGCAGGATGACCAATTGGACTACATGGAAAAGTATACTCTTACTAGAATGAGATGGTTTTCCACATTGACTAACATAACAGTGACGGATACTGACCTACACCCAAAATACTCGGAAGGAAGTAGTTCTAGAAGATTTGAAGTTGCTAGTTCCGGTGATACGGATAAACTATGTGAAGGGATGTCCATCTTCAACAGTAGCAATTACTACTTAGGCAATATCAAAGACATAAGTGGTAATTTCTTTCAGTTGGACTATGCTAGACTTCTGATAAGTGCAGATGCTTCTAACCTAATATACAAGATTGGCAGAGGAATACAAAATGTAGTATTTAGGACTGAAGCAAGAGTAAAGGGAGCAATACCGAACAAAGGCAGACAAAAACTAGATGCTATTCTTGTTGATAATCTCAGAACTTCAGATAACTCAGATGGTAACTTTCATCCTTCCTTTTGGAAGAAGTCGTTTGTGAAAATGAGAAGACATGAGCAAGACAGTACAACAGTCACTGACTCCATACTATTGCCTTTAAACTCAGGAGAACTAAATGGTCCTGCGAGATACATCACATCAGACCCAAGACCTTTCAGAAACGATAAGATAAGCCCGATGACGGATATCATAGTTAATAACCCAAGAAACAGAATGAGTAAATTTGCTAAGATGATAAGCATGAATAACTCAGGAATGCTTCCTCATAAGATACAAAGGGGTCAGAAACTCAAAGTCCTGCACACCAAGTTTAGCGATAAAACCACAATGAAGGAACTACCAGTATTGGCTTCTAAGACTGCTGGTGCGAATACCATTACTTTCACAGAGATAGATGCAGCACATGATTATCAACTATCTGAGAAACTACCAGTAAACTCAATCATAGAGATAGGAGATTACTATTATGTTGTTCAGTCATTTGGTGCTAAAAGTTCAGGTAGTCAGGTTCTAACAACCAAGGCTCGCAAGACCAAAACAGAGAATACTTTCAGTACAGGAGCAACAGTTCATGAGTTCACTAATTTAGTTCCAAAGGTTGTATTTTGGACAGGAGTGCTAAATACCGATGGTTTTGACTCAGAAACTGATGTCATATATGCAGACAATCACCGATTGTCCGTTTCAGATTCTACAATCAATAAGGAAAACACCATGTTTTACAATTCAAGAATTACTTTCAATTCACTTTCACATCATGAGAACCTTGTGGAGTTCATTGATAGAAACATGCAATATGTTAAGTTTCAGTTTCCTGATAAGAAATTCTACCAAGGTTCTAGCATACAGAGATTCTACTATTATGATAATACGTTCAGTCTTCAGAAGGAGGCATTCAATGGAATAGTGGAGTCTACCGATAACGTGACTGAAAATGGTTTATCCACTATGGTCATAGAAGGAAGAGACAACTCATCTGCACTACTCAACAAGTTGGTAAATAGAAATCTCAACCATACAGAGGACTTGCTATTCAGCAGTTTGAACCCTATTCTTCCTCAAGTTGGAGAGTATACAAATAGTGCAAATACAACGGTGTCAAATACCGGAACATTTCCTCTTGAGGGTAAAATAACATGGCCTACCAGTAGTGGAGATAAAAACTCTCCAAAGCATTCTATCGCCGTAATGAAAACAACTGGTCAAATCATAGGTGAGGTGGAGAGTAAGGCCACAGTTGGTAGTAACTATGTGGTTACTTTGAAGCATCAGGCACTTCATACAGGTAGTAGTAAAAACGTCTTATTCATCGACCCATATAGGTCAGCAAACTATCTCTCAGGAATTAAGGCATTAAGTAGTAATCCACAGATTACATCTACTACTGACTTCAAGGGAACAAATGACAAGGGATTGGTTTTTCAAGACAGTCTTAGTCTGTTTAGAGAAGAGAATGGCACGATAAGTACGAAAAAACTAGAAGGTTCATCAAACAGTGTTGATACTACTGGTGCTACATCTAACACTTCAATACACAAATTGGGTTCTTTTGCGAATAACAGAACACTTGGTTTCGATATAGGCAAGTCAATAAGTGTTAATCAGTTGAATTCTAATCTATCAACAGAGGATTCTGTTTTTGCTTTCAAGACTAAGGATGAGTCAGGAGTAGATGATAGTGATATTAGTGTCATGTCATTGGCAAGTGAATCTTATGATGTCGTTAATTTCGAGAGTAAGGATGATGGTGGTGCGGTTATGGAAATCGCATCAAGATGTCCTTTGGTTTTAGGAAGACTAGTTAATAACGAAGATGATACTAGAAGCAACTATTCATTTTACTTATTGAATACACCAATAAATCATGGAGGTTTTCTTCATAGGCTTAGAAGAGAGGTTGATAAGATGTATATTAGTGAGGAAGTATACAGATATTGGGATTTGCAAAAATTCGATAATGGAACATTGCTTGGTAAAGATGCTGGAATATACAAAAGCCCATCTAAGTTGAATGCGTATGCAATAGCACATCCAATAGACACCGATGGCACTGATGGGTCTTCTTCATATGAAGTAGATAATAGACCACTTCTAGGTAGTAACTTCCTAGATGATGACTTAACTATTAAAAACTCAACATCAGGACCATTTGTTGATTTAACAGGCGTTACTGATATTACACCACCAATACAGTCTTTACCAAATAGAAGTCATACTGAAAGTACGAGACTAAATATATCATCAGTGACACTGAAGAACATAGACGATAAGGCACAAGTATATGATATATTCAGCACAGGAGACTTATATCCACATTCTAAATTGAGATATAACAATCTAGGAGCAAATTCTCTTGAGTTTAATCAACTGGGATGTTTGCTGCAATCAGAGGGAACTAAGTCTTCAACAACAGTAAACCATAGAGACTACGATGGAAACACACGAATGACTGATATCAGGGATGGGAATTTCGAGACTGTTCCTATAAAATCCGCAAGTAAGAAAACAGATGAATTAAAGAGATTCGGTATTGCTAGATTAGTAGAGGCTACATTTGATTGGCACTTCAATCCAGTTGATTCCGATAATATGCCCACTCCTGAAGAAGCAGAAAAAACATTCGTTAGTTATCAGATGTTTAAATCAAGAGTAGCAGCACCAAATTTGACCATGAGCATAGTAAACGATGGCGGTGCATATAATCTAATACAAATACAACACACAGGTTCTAGTTTTGACTTGAGTAGCGGTGATGCTGCATTTAGGGCTGATACTGGTGAGATGGTAGGTTACAAAGAATCAGGTTCAGACATGACAATTGCAGGTAACACTGCGGTTACTCTCAATCCCGCACTTAGTAACGATTGGCAATCTATTGCTGGATATTCAAACACGGGTGACAACGTAACCAATCTACCAATCTACATAATGCCTGAATACAGGACTCTTACATTCGACACACCAGTATTCAGGGATATTTTACAGAATGAAGAAACATCTAATCAGAAGGAAGGTAAGACTGACCTTTCAAGTGTATATCTAGTGAGACCGAATTACAAATCACTAGGATTCTGTTTTGCTAATCTAAGAGGAGATGTTGTTACCTCACAAACAAGTGCATTATACACTGGTGGAAGCACTACTCTCACTCTGTCAAGCGTATCTAACTTCTCTAATGCAGGTGTTGGGGAAGTGAATGGAGTCAGAGTTCGTTGGTCTAGTAAGAGTGGTAGCAGCCCCGGCACTTTAACTCTAGATACTGGAAGAGATGACAACTTCCTCTATCTCAATAGAGACGAAGTAAGTATTGGTACTGATGTTATTGAATACAAGGATAACTATGATGCACCGAATATACTCTTCCCAATGGTTTTCAATACTCTAAGTTCCTCTAGTCCAATAGCAGGAAAGGATGTAAGTCCGTATCATCCTGATTATGCTTGGAGTGGTCATATAGATTACAATGGTCATTACTACCATTCATCAAGAGTGTTGGCAGCCAACGTATCTAACCAAACTACTTCTACCAGTTTGCAGGATTTAGATAAGTTCGGCTACTCTGATGATGCAAATCCTTACAATAACACAATTGGGGTTTTCAGGAACATAAGAAAAATATCCTCATCAGGTCCAACTCTTAACATCATTCAAACCAGTTCTAGACTAGGAGTAAACCCATCAACAGAATATACTGATTGGCTAGGTGAGGCTGGAACATCCGCAGTCTTTCAGAACACAAGAAATACTATTGTCTTCCGTCAAGGAACTTCTTACTATTCAATGAGTGGAATAAATACCATAAGAGAAGGGTTGTCTACTGCTTCGGACAATAGACAGATAACTTTCTTGGAAGCAATGGACAAAAACCAAGTGTCAGGTAAAAGAGCGAACTATCATATTAATGCTCCCGAAGATACTGGCGGCGGGATATACAAGGCTCAGATGCTAATCAAACCATTCTTGGACACTAGTGATAGTAATGTCAGTATCAACAATGGTCTTGGTCAGGATTCCAAGACGATGACCATCAACATAGAGAGCAATACCTCACAACACAATTGGATATCATACGTTCCCAATCTAACGGGATACTATCTAGTTCCTGAAAGGGGGTATGACACTCTAGCAACAGTTACGAATCAGGCAATCACTGACCCCGCTTTAGGAGCAGCACAAGGGGCTATGTTAGGGAGTAGAAGGGAGTTGAACTCAGCACATGTAATCAGGATAGAAACACATACACAACAACAATCTACCTTTAGTGACTCTACCATCGACCATGTGATAACCGCAAAAACTGCTTTCGCTACAAATACTGTTTACAGATTAATGAAGTTCGCAGAGACAACATTCAGAGATACCCCGAATGAAATAATACTGAATAGGCTTCATTACACAGGGGTAGATTACAGTATGCCACCATCTAGTTTCAGAACAGGCTTGAATACTGCTAGACACTCATATGACGATAAACTGGCTGAAGGAGTTCTATCGATGTATGTATTAGTTAATACAGACGTTAGAAGTTCTAACAATGTAACTCATGATAGAATATTTTCAACTTCTCCTTTAATCGCAGATAACATTATCGGTATTGATAGTGGTTCTACATTAGACATGTTCATTACTGATGGAACTAATAAAGATAGAAAAAGAGTGACCTACACCTATGGTATGTCAGATGACAAAAGACTTCGAGAATCAAAACTGTCGTTTTCAGAAACTCTCACAGGGAATGGTATTGTGTCTTTCTCTGAAATAGTAACTTTGGAGTTAGATAGAAAACCTGACTTGAGTAATATTTCCGCTTGTCATATCGGAACGACCATGCTGGTTGGAGAAGAGATTGAGACTGCCATAGAAAGAATAGCCAAGGATGCTGGAATGACAACTGATACGATACAAACACAATCAGTGTTCACAGGAAACATAGTCAACAGTGCTAGTGCTAATAACATAGTTACATGTAAAAAGGACATTGTTGGAATAGACGTTGATGATATAATATACACACATGAAGGGCTGCCTGTTGGGAGAGTAGCAAGTGTTTCAGGTTCTCAAATAACATTCAATGACCCTAATAGTGATGGTGACATTGACCTATGGTATGTACCGCAACCAAATGATGAATTAATTAAAAGAGAGAAAAGCACTTTTATTGCTACTAACAACTTTACTGAAGTATCTGCTTTTGATGCTATGAACATACTAGCCAGCAAGAAGGAAATGGATTTCAATGTGAAAGGTAAGCATATTGATTTCAGGAATATAGGAAAAACAGATTTATTGGTTAAAAAGAACATAAACTACGATACGAATAGACTATTCAAGGTTGAATCAAATGCTGCTCTATTTGCAAAGGCGAGTAAGATTACAGTAGTGGGTGATAGAGTTACTGAATCTGCATCTGAGGATATAGATGGAACAGAGATAACATTTGTTGATTCAACGATAAGAACTAGACAAGATGCGGTGGTTAGAGCGGTTGAGTTACTACAACTACATAATAGCGATAACAAAAGAATAAAACTAACTTTAGAGAAAAAGGGATTAGAAACATTGGAAGCAGGAGATGTTGTAAGACTTAGTTTTGAAGGACAAAACATACCTACTGGAAATTACATAATATTTGAAATAGAAAATATTCTTTCAAGTCAGATAACTATGATAGTGGGAACATTCGATAAAACGATAGCAGAAAGGCTTACTGAATTAGGAACTGGACAGAGACAGAACACTGCCACCACGTTTAGTAAGAACAAGGTATCAGCAAGTGGTACTACTCTGTTTGTAGATAAGATGAATATAGAAGTAACCAATGTTAGTTACACAATCTCAGGAACTGGTGCAGTATCCAATGTTGGGTTCGGGGCAAAGGTAGGTTTCTTTGATGATGGGGCATCCGAGGATGTAATGGCGGAACTGGACGGGGGCGGAACAGAGGTTGGGTTCAGTAGGCAATCAGTGGGTGTGCTGGTAAAATACGATAGTGAGGATTGAAAATGACAGTAGTAAACACAGGAGCAAATGAGATAGCAGACCATATAGCGGCGACTTATAGAGTAGTGGCAGTAGGCAATGGTGGGGATACAACATCCTTGCAGTCTACTGGTTTGAATAGTTTCGTTAGAATGAAAACAGGAATAATACCGGATGTGGTTGGTTCTTCTCTGATATACAACGTCAGTTTCACAGGAGCAGAGATTCCATCTTCAGGGATATCTGAACTTGGTATATTCAAAACAGGAACAAGTGAGAGTAGTGGAACGACCCCACCTAACGGTATTTTATTGAGCCGAGTCACCTTCACAAACACCGGAGTAGTTGGGTCGAGCGACACAGTTTCATTTCAAATAAGGTTCGAGGTGGGTAATTAATGACATCAAACATAGGTATAATCAGTGGAATGGATACTAGTGTAGCACAACTGAAAGACGGTGTTGACAACATTCACAGTGGTATCATCAAAGCACTTCAAGCGGCTACTGGTGAGAACAGAGGAATAGATGGATTTGACTTGACACAAGGCACAAACGGTGGCACAACTAGATTCATAGTTCAAGGAGGTAAGGTTCTCAGAAATGGGAAATTAGTCTCTATCGCATCTGCAACTGACTTAGATACTAACACGAACACAATCGGTAGCGGTTCTTCTGACTGGTATGGCGTTATCGTAGTATGTGATGGTACAGAAAGTGGTGAGACCGCTAATACATTGATGTGGAGACACGGCACTGTAACTGGTTATGCTCTTAGAAACACATCTGCCACTGTTGCAGAGTTGAAAGGTGGAGATATACCAATAATTGTTGTAAAGATAGATGCTGCTTCATCTGCGGGTGTAACTACTAGAAAACATCAATATCTAGGTTATGAGCAATCAATCAGAGAGTTCTCAGCAATAAATGCAGGAACAGAGAGACTTAGGATAAACAAAGAAGGAACTCTAACCCATACTCCTAGTTCTACTTCTTACTCACTAACTCTTCCTTCAGCAAGTGGAACTATTGCTCTGACTTCTGACGTATCTAACTTAGCAGCAGGTAGTCTAGCAAGTGGTGCAGTAACCAATGCTAAACTTGCAAGCAATGCAGTTACAGAAGTCAAAATTGCAAATGATGCAGTTACATTCGCAAAAATGCAAGACCTATCTGCTACATACAAGTTGATTGGAACAGGAAGTGCTTCAGGGCAGGTACAAGAAGTATCGATAGCAAGTGGTCACATAGATGCTAATGCGGTAACTACTGCTAAAATTATCGATGGAGCAGTAACTTCAGCAAAGATTGCAAATGCTACTATTGTAGCGGCAGACTTAGCAAATGGGGCAGTAACACTGGATAAGATTACTGATATTGCCCAAGATAGAATACTAGCAAGAATAGCAAGTGGTTCAGGAGATGTTCAGGCAATTACTGCTACTCAGTTAAGGACTTTAATTAATGTAGAGAACAATGCCGATGTCACTGATACTGCTAATGTCAAGTCTGCTCTAGGTGGAAACTTAGGCACTTTCACTTTAGGAGATAGTAACGATTCTACTACTGTTGCTGGTAGTCTTACAGTAGCAGGAAACCTGACCATCAGTGGAACTACAACTACAATCGATTCAAACAACGTCAACATAGGAGATAGGATAATTACCCTAAACTCAGATTTGACAGGGACACCACCATCATCTGAAGATGCAGGAATAGAGGTAGAAAGGGGAAATCAGTCTAACAAATCACTTGTTTGGGATGAAAGTGCAGGAAGATGGACAGTAGGTTCTGAGACATTCGTTGCAGGAACTTTCATCGGTAATCTAACAGGAAATGTGTCGTCTGCTACTTCCTTGACTAACGCTAGAAACTTTTCGATATCAGGGGATGTTACTGCTAATGCAGTATCTTTCGATGGAACTGGAAATGTTGCATTGGCTACTAGTCTTGCAGCAGGAGTTGTAGATACTGCGGAACTTGCTGGTTCAGCCGTTGAAACCTCTAAGATTGCTAATCTTAACGTTACTACTGATAAGATAGCAAATCAAGGCGTTACTTCTGCTAAGATAGCAAATGATGCTGTGATTAGTGCTAAGATTGCAGACGATGCAATTCTAACTGCTCATATCGCAGATGACCAAATTACTTCTCCGCTAATAGCAGATGATGCGATAATCACTGCTCTAATCGCTGATAACGCAGTTACCAATGACCATCTAGCAGGTAGTATTGCACAGAACAAAATTACAGGATTGACCTCTGCACTAGCAGGTAAACAAGCATCTCTCACATTTGGAACTGGTCTATCTAACTCAGGTGCTACGATAAACGTAGACATTAGTGAGTTGAGCGTTGAGAATGGAATAGACAAAGATGCTGACCATCTGATGTTTAATGACAATGGAACTCTAAGAAAGACAACCCTGACTAATATATTCACCAAGATAAGTGAAGCAGACTTACCAAGTCTTCCCGCTTCTAAGATATCAAGTGGTGCATTCGCAGTCGCTAGAATACCCAACATATCAACTAGTAAGATAACAAGCGGTACATTCTCCACAACTAGAATAGCAGATAATGCAGTAACATTCGCTAAGGTTCAAGATATTGCTTCAGGCGTTTTATTAGGTAGAACTACTAATGGTTCAGGTGGTATAGAAACAATCTCTGCATCTGCTGCTAGAACGTTTTTGAATGTTGATACTGCTGGAACAGACAATTCTACAAATGTTACTTTAGCAGGAAGTAGAAATTATCTTACTTTAAACGGTCAACAAATCACAATAGGTGAAATAGATATCTCAGATGATACGAATTTAGTAGCAGGAACTAACATATCACTATCAGGAGATACTCTTAATGTAGATACTGACTTATCTAATTACAGTAACTCAAACTCAGGTTTCTTAACAACACACCCTACAATATCTAATGCACAGTCTAACACCAGCAATACAGGTAGAACATATATACAGAATCTAACATTCGATACTAATGGTCACGTTACAGGTGTAGCGGTTGCTACGGAAACAGTCACAGATACCCAATACTCAGTTGGTGATGGTGGTCTAACACAAAACAACTTCACTAACAGTCTCAAAGCAAAATTGGATGGTATTACTGATAGTGCCAATAATTTCATCTTGACTTACGCTACTGCTTCTGCTCTTGGTGGAATTAAGGTTGGTACTAACCTATCTATTAATTCGGGAACAGGAGTTCTATCTGCTGATACCCAATCAGACGTAAACTTCACTTCCGCATTAAATACTAAGTTAACAGGTATTGCCGCCGGAGCAACTGTCGGTGCTACTTGGGGAACTAATATATCAGGAACAATTTCTGTAACAAATGCTCAATTGGCTGGAAGTATAGCAAACAGTAAGTTGGCTAACTCATCAATCACTATCAATGGAAGTGCTATTGCTCTTGGTGGAAGTGCTACTCTCACAACTGCAAACATAGCAGAAGGGTCTAATCTATACTTCACTAACGAGAGAGTGGATGATAGAGTTAATGCTCTGATTCTAGACGGAGAGGGAATAACCACCACTTACAATGATGGTAGTGGTGAATTAACCATAGACGCTGAAGTTGCTACTGATTCTAATAAGGGAGTTGCATCTTTTGCTAGTGCTGACTTTGATGTAAGTAGTGGAGCAGTAAGCGTAAAATCGGGAGGAATAAGTAATGCACAACTTGCTGGTTCTATTGCTAACGACAAACTTTTGGCTATTGCTCAAAGTAAGGTTACTGGCCTCACTACCGCACTTAATTCTAAAGTAGCAAGTCTTAGTGATTTGAGCATAACTGCTTCTGCTGCTGAGATAAATATCTTAGATGGCGTTACCGGAGTTTCTGCTGCCGAAATCAGTCATCTAGATGGCGTTACATCTTCAATTCAAACTCAACTAAATGCAAAACAAGCATCAGGAAACTACCTAACCACTAGTGCTACTATTAGTGATTTGAGTGGTATAACTGCATTAGATACCAACATGAAAACAGTTACAGGATATCATACAACAGTTCCTACCGCCACTGCGGTCAAAGAATATGTAGATTTGACAGTGTTCGATGCTAATGATACTCTATACAACTTCATCGTTGAAGATACACCCGGCTATACTAACTCAAAGAAACTGTCAATGGTTGGTACAGATAACACGAAAAGTAGTGTTGTATTTTCAGGTTCAGGAAACATTAGTGTTGAAAGATTGAATGAAACGATTGTTATTGCATCCACAAATAAACCAGTAAGTTCAGCAGCATTCAGTGAAGGAACTCTCACATTTACTAGGTCAGATGACACAACATTCTCTACTACATTGCCTGATGCAACAACATCTGCTCACGGTTTGATGACTGATACTCAGTTTGATAAACTGGCTGGAATCGAGGCTTCAGCAGATGTCACTGACAAAGCGAATGTGGTCGCTTCTCTCGCACTTCTTAATGAGAGTGATACTCTCTATGTTGGTGATGCTGGCAATGATACTACTGTTAGGGTTAGGGGCAATCTCTTTGTTGATGGAACAACTACAACAGTGAACCAAACTAAGGTAGATGTTCAGAACGCTTTCGTCTTTGAAGGGGCTACTGCTGATGCTCACGAAACAACTCTGAGGATAGTTGAGCCGACTGCTGACAGAACAATAAGCCTACCAAACATTACTGGAACTCTAATTACCGATGGCGATACAGGAACAGTATCTTCAGGTATGATTGCAACAAATGCAATAACAAATGCAAAGTTAGCCAACAGTGCGGTTAATACTGCTGAGATAGCAGATAGTGCAATAACTAATGCTAAAATAGCAAATGATGCAATCACTCATGGGCAAATATCAGATGGAGCGATTATTACTGCTAAGATTGCTGCTGGTGGAGTAACAGGTGTTAAGATTGCAGATGATGGGGTTACTCCCGCTAAAGTGAATATATTTGATGACAACCTTGGTGCGACATCTGCACATATTATGGTTGGAAACGGTAGTGTATACCGCAACAAAGGAATCACAGGAGATTTAACTCTGACAAATAATGGTGTTTTGACTATTGATACAGGGGCAGTGGGAACAGGACATCTTGCAAACAATGCAGTGACATTCGCTAAGTTGCAACAATTGACTGAGCCTTCTTTCATCGGTAGAACTGCAAGTGGAACAGGGGATACCACACAAGTCAGTGCTGCCAATGCTAGAATAATACTGAATGTCGAAGATGGTGCTGATGTTACAGATGCAACAAATGTAGCGGCAGCAGGGGCAATAATGGATAGTGATTTCTCGTCAAATGGATTGATGAGAAGAACTGGTGCAGGAACTTACACAGTAGTCTCAGTTGACTCTTCAGGACATCCTTCTGTCTCAGCAGCAAGTAGTAGTAACAACTCAGGAAGGACATACATACAGGATATTACTCTAGATAGTAATGGACACATAACTGCGTTGGCTACTGCGACAGAGACAGAAGTAAAGAGAACCCAAGAGGAGATTGAGGACTTCGTTGGTGGAATGGTCACAGGCAATACTGAGACTTTCATCGCAGTTACTTACAGAGATTCTGATGGAACGATTGACTTTGAAGTTCCTGTAAAAGACGAAGATAATATGTCATCAAACTCTGCTACACATCTCGCTACTCAACAATCCATTAAGGCTTATGTGGATACTGAAGTGGCAAGTCTAGTAGACTCTGCTCCTGCTGCTTTGAACACACTAAACGAACTAGCAGCCTCAATCAATGACGATGCTAACTTCTCAAATACTGTCACTACTGCATTAGGTAACAGGCTGAGAGTAGATACTTCTTCTCAAGGTCTTACTGGTATACAACAGGCAAATGCTAGAACCAACTTGAATGTGGATGTAGCAGGAACAGATAACTCAACGAATGTGACTCTTGCATCTGTGTCAAACAACTATCTCAGTCTTTCAGGACAAGCAATCACTGCTGGAACTGTGCCTCTCTCACTGGGAGGAACTGGGGCTACTTCAGCATCTGCCGCAAGAAGTGCATTAGGTGTTGATGCGGCTGGAACAGATAACTCCACTAACGTCACACTAACTGGTAGTGGAAACTATCTCAGTATCAGTGGACAAGCAATTACAGTTGACCCAATAGATATCTCAGATGATACCAACTTAACTGCTGGAACAGGTTTGACTCTAAGTGGAGACACATTGAATGTAAATGCTGCACAATCAGGAATCACAAGTGTTGGAACACTATCTACTCTTATAGTAGCAGGAGATGTGGTGGTAGATACTAACACATTGAAAATAGATACTACTAACAATCGTGTTGGTATTGGAACTACAACACCCGGATACAAACTACAAGTAGAAGGCTCATTCGCTGCACAAACTAAGTCTTTCGTTATTCCACACCCTACACAAGAAGGCAAGACACTACAACACGGTTCTCTCGAAGGACCGGAACATGGAGTGTATCACAGAGGCAGGTTAGAAGAAGAAAACATTATCCAACTTCCTGAATATTGGACAGAGTTAGTTGATGAGGATACAATCAGCGTTCAACTTACTGCTAATGGTGACTTCCAAATGTTATATGTAGAAAAGATAGAAGACAACCAAGTGTTCGTGGCTAATGCAGCAGACGAGGGCATAGACTGTTTCTATCTGATTCATGGTGAGAGAAAGGATGTTGGAAAGATGGAGGTTGAATACTAATGGCTAACTCAGATAAGGACATACTAATTACACCGAACACCGGAGAAAGTGCGAAACCAAAGATAGAAGTTACAGGTGCTGATAACTCTACTAAGGCAATTACTGTAAATGATAATGGTTCATTATCATTCAACTCAACAATAGCCGCAACTTCAGGTTCTGTTGCTGATGGCAACGCTAACTTAGTTACTGGCGATGCAGTATTCGACTACATAGCAGCAAACAATGGTGTTACTTCTATTGTTGCTGGAAGTAACATATCGATTAGTGGTGGAACAGGTGCAGTAACCATTACAGGAACTGATACTAACACGCAACTTTCCACAGAACAAGTTCAAGATATTGTTGGTGGTATGGTAGATGGTGGTACTGAAACCAACATAGCCGTTACCTACGATGATACTAGTGGGAAACTAAACTTCGTTTCAACAGATACGAATACCCAACTAACCGCCGAACAAGTTCAGGATATTGTCGGTGCTATGTTTACCTCTAACACAGAGACTAGGATATCTGCAACATACGAGGATGGCGATGGAACAATAGATTTAGTCGTTGATGACATGACTACCGATACTAATACTCAACTTAGCACAGAGCAAGTGCAAGACATAGTGGGTGCTATGTTTACTAGCAATACTGAAACAGGTATCGCAGCAACATACGAAGATAGTGACGGAACTATCGACTTAGTTGTTTCATCTGTTGGTGACACAACAGGAAATGCGGCAACCGCAACTGCATTAGAAACTGCACGAACAATAGGAGGAGTATCATTTGATGGAACAACAAACATCAACTTACCCGGAGTGAATACGGCAGGTAATCAGAATACTAGTGGTAATGCAGCAACCTCTACTCTTGCAAGCACAGTGACTGTATCTGATAGCACTGCTAACACTAACTTTCCTGTTGTATTCCATGATGAATCCAATGCACTTCTAGATGATACAGGAGCATTAAGATATAATCCAAGTACAGGAACTTTACTTGTTCCTAATTTAAGTGTTGCAGGAACTACTACTCAAGTAAATACAGTTA